TCTGGATTGTCTAGATCATGTACCGATCCTCAATGAAAACTCTATATCTAATATTATAGAGATCGTTGCTTTGATCAAGTCCATTGTGATAGACAAGAAGGTAGAAATCCCAAAGTCACTGTCTAGTGCTTGGCTTGCCTACAGGTACCAGTATGGTACCGGTAAGTCAGACCTGGAGGAAGCTATCGACTTCCAACACCGCATGGTGGATAGTGCTTTCCTAGATAGGGGTTTCGACTGTTACGGGATATTCCGAGACACAGTCAAAGGTGTCCCTGTGACATGTAGGTGCCACATAAAGATGAAGCAGAAAGAACTAGATTGGCTTTCCAAAATATCTACTCAATTGTATAGATATGGATTGTCTCCTTCGTTCTATGTATTTTGGGACACTATCCCATACAGCTTCATCATCGACTGGTTCATACCTGTCGGTGACATCTTAAGCGGGTATGATAAAACTCGCATGTACGATCGTACTTATGAGATGACCGATATCTGGTTCTCCTATAAGTATACATTGGCGGATGACCAAGGTGGTTATTCGGCGTACACCCGGTATGGGAGTTCAGCTCTACCGGAGTTCCAAGGTTACTATACCTTTGATAACAAAGGTACCACCTCGGATGTCACGATAGGAAAGAGAATTCTCGATTCTCTGTCGCTTATCATCCGATAGCACATCGTCCGGAAGGCGACTTCCGGATAGGAAGGAGCATTTATGAGTTTAACAGGAACTAAAACATCGTCTTTCGGATTCACCAACACTACTGCTGGTGAAAACACGGTTACACCCCTTGCATTGGGGCTGACAAGCAATTATTCGCTTACCAACGACAATGCTGACGTTGCGACTCTTAATAATAAGACCGCACCGGTGGATAAAGAAGAGATTATCTCTTTCCGTAGCCGTCAACTGAGTAGCATTAATACTACTCTGAACATTCAGTACCCGTCCAAAGTCACTTCTGGTATCGAGTACAGTTTAAAGATAGAGGATACTCTGTCTACAACTGACTCGTCAGACGCAGATTTTCGCGTTGATGAGCCCATCATTTGTACAGTGACATTCCGTCACCCAAAATCTGGGAACATCGGAAGTGATCAAGTCGCTACTGTCTTCCTCCGTGCTATATCTTCCTTGATGAAGGCAGATGGAACGTGGAGATTTGATGATCTAATGAGATCAGCAGAAAGACCCGTAGTTGACTAGGACCCAATTTTGCACGCGGATTTCCGCAGAAAGGATCTAATATGTATACTTATACAGAATTAGAATGTATGTCTGTAGAGGCATGCAAGAAGGCCGCATCTAAGGATGCACCTAAAATGAGTACAGATGTAAAGAAATATGTGACAGACAATGAGCTGTCATATTACATCCTAATCAACACTTGGCTACTCCTTATTAAGGAGATGGCCGGACACGCTTGGACGTTTGTAGCCGAATTAATTAGCCGAGACGGATTGATCCCGGTTATAGCACAATTCCAAAAGGAAGCCCAAGCTGTAGTCAGTGGTGAAGAGACCGGTGAAGTCGTTCGGTTGATGCAAGCGCATCTCCGATTTACTCCAAACGGATCGTTCTTTGACGAGACTAACATCAGTCGCGACACTACTGCTGCCCTTCTATTCTTGTTACGGTATCCGAAGCGCTTTTCCCCAAACGGTAACAACCGTATTAAAGAAGAGACACTTCAAGACTTCGTAGCGACTGAAAATAGAACGAGGCAACTGTCCCTCAGAGAGTACAGTCCGTACGTGATTGCAAGAGTGAAAGCTCAAGTCTATTCTATGTACGACTGGGACCGAATCTGCGATAAGATCGAAAAGATCCAGGACACAGATGCGATGTTCTCGAATGGGGCAGGTCAAGATTCAGGTCCG